GGTCGCTGGAGCCGGTGTTCGGCCCACCGCTGGAATCCAGAGCGCCGACCAGGGGGATGGTGATCGCGTCACCGCGCTTCTTGGTCAGGTCCTCTTTCACCTGGATGATGGCGTTTTCGTTACTGCCCATGTACCGCTTAAAGCGGTTCGCGCGGATATATTCGATGTGGGCTTTGTCGTCCCACTGTTTGACGCGATTGGCAGCGCTGATCGTGGTTTCAGCCATGATAATTACCTCTCAGATTCGGAAAGCGGCCGGGGCCGCGCTGATTACTTCAGGATCTCGTCGAGAGGGGTTGGGCCGGCGTAGTCGTCGGACTTGAGTCCACCTTTTGAGGATGTCGAAGCCAGGGACGGGTCGATGGCCGCCTCTTTCTTCGCTTTCTTTTCCTGCTCCGCTTCGAGCTCTTTGCGCAGCTTTGCCTCCACGTCCTTGCGCACCTCGGCCTCCAGCTTCGCTTTGTACGAATCCACGTCTTTTATGGCGTCGTACTCGGCGGCTTTCTTGGCCGTTTCGTAGGCAAATCGCGCGGGGTTGGCGCTCTTCTGCAACTCAGTGCGGAGCGTTGGGTTTTCCTGGGCCATTTCCATGAACCGGGCCTCCATGTCGTCGTAGTCCTCGTGCTGGCTACGCATGAAGTCCTGGCTCAGCTCGACCTTTTGCTGATACAGCCGGGCTTCGATCTGCTGCGACTGGTGCTGGGCGGCCTTCTCGGGATCGGCCCACCAATCCGGGGCCTGTTCCGGCTCCTTCTTGGCTTCGATGTCCCTCAAACGCTGTTCCAGCTCCTGACGCTTGCGCCGCTCATCAAGAACGGCTTTCTTGGTCCAGGGTTCATCCTCGGTGGTCTCGCTGGCTTTTGATTCCGGCGTCGAATCGTCTTTCTTCTCCTCGGTTTCCTCCGTCTCGGCTTCCTTTTCGGCCTCCGTTTCGGTGGTTTCCTCGCCCGCTTCCTGCTCCTTGGTTCCCTCGGCCTCTTCGGTCTCGGTTGCCTCGGGCAGGTCTTTGTCGCTCAGCATGTCTTCAAGACTCGTTTCGCTCATTTCCCTCTCCATCGCGACCGTCTAGCGCGTCGTCCGCTTTCCGCCCGTTCCCCGGCGTCGGGGCACAAAAAAGCCCGCTCAGTGGCGGGCTCAGTCGTGCAGGTGATCTGATTAAACGTTTATGTTCGGCGCCGTATCCGGGAAGGCCCGGACTGTGGCGTTTTCGAGCCGCTTCTGCTCGGTCTCGATTCGGGTTTGCTCGATGTCGGCGGCGGTCTCTTCCACCTCCGCCTGGGTTTTCTGGATGTCGGCCTGCTTCTGGGCGAGTTCCAGCTGGGCCATCATCTGCTGCATTTGCTGCTGCATCTGCTGGACCTGGGCCATCATCTGGGCCTGCTGCGGGTCGCCCTTCAGCTTGTCCATGATTGCGTCTTTGTTGCGCAAGCTGGAAAGCTGCAGGATCAGCTCGAACGGCACTTCCTGCGGGCCGTAGACCTTGGCCAGCTCGGTCATCACCTCGAACTGCTCCTGCTGGACGGTCAGGGTGTCCGGCGCTTCGTCGATGATGATGTCCACGTCGATCTCGGCCACGTTGTTGCGCGTGGTGTACGGCTCATTCAAGCGCGGGTCCTGAATGGCGACCATCTGCTGCAAGGCCTGGGCGGCGCGTTCGTCGCCCTGCTCGGCTTGCTCCTGAAGCTGCTCGCCGATGGTCACCGGCTGGTTCAGGCCCACCCACTTCAGGTTGTCTTCGTCATCGGTGACCCGCACCCAGCGCTCTTCGTCCCAGAACTGTTTGATGCGCGACCAAATCTGCCGATAACAGCGCTTCTTCCAGTGCCGGTGGGCGTCCATCAGCGGGCCGATTTCAAGCTGGGCGCTGTTCTGCAGGCTGCGGATGGCGCGGCCGCTCAGGTCCTGCTCGTTGATGCCTTGCAGGATGTTCGAGGCGCCCCGGGCGTCCATTTCCTGCTTGGCCTCGCGGAGCAGATCAGATTGGCCGGCGGCCAAGTCCGTGTTCGACTGTATCTGTACACGGCCATCCGAAAGCGTGCCGGCGGGGAACTCGACGGCCCCATCGGGCAGCTTGAGCTTTTCGGCAGTCTGCCGAGCGTTCGGCACGGCGCCTTGCTCGTACCAGACCTGCCGGGTGGACAGCATGTGCAGCGCTTTCGACCGGCGGTGGTTGATCTCGTCTTGCAGACCCAGCATGGAATGCACCAGGCCGTAACGCTCACCGTCCCGGGTGATGTAGCCGTGCACCAGCTCAATCGGGCACATCGGGTCGCCGTATTCGTCCACCAGCGGCGACGGCTTGGCGTCCATGAGAAACAGTTGGTCGGTGAAGTGCGCGACGTGCCAGACACCCTCATGGCGGAAGTAGTGCTGGCAGACCTTCACCCGCTTTCGCCGACCGTCCACCCATCGCGGCTTGTCGTCGAACGTCTCCCCGGCACCGCGAGAGGATTGCAGCTCAGTGATCTGCTCCGCCTTGCTCGGGTACCGGCGCTTGGCCTCGGTCATGTCCATCCAGACGACGATGCCCAGATACGAGGCGTCGCTGAAATCGCGCTTGCGGCTGTACGGGTCGTAATAGCAGCGGTCGAACGGGATGAAGTTGACCTCAATCTCTACCTGGCCACGCTTCATCGCCGGCTCGATGATGGCGCCGGCGTAACCCTCGACGATCAGGCCCTGCTCGAACACCTCCGACGCCACCTGGTCGAACTCGGTGTTGTCGGCCACGTACCGCAAGGCATCGGTGACCGCGTCCGCCGCCTGCTCGTGGTCCTGGGTCCGGGGGAAGGCGCGAGGGTCGCTGCGCTGCTGGCGCTCCAGGCCCACCAGGAAGTCGACCTTTGCCGGGATCTTCGGGATCACCAGCGGCGCCTGCTTGCGACGCTTCAGCTCTTCCAGCTGCTCGCCGGTCCACTGCTTGAGGTCGCGATAGTCCCGGGCCTTCTCGGAGAGCACCCGCGCATCGTTCGTGGACTCCTCGAATTCCTCAAACTGAGTGCGCAGCTGCTCTACTGTCAGCTCGTTCACACGGTCTTCCACGATTCGTCGGCCTCAAAGTCGTCGTCGGTGTAGTCGTCCAGCGGATCCCGCACCGGTTCATCCGGCGTCATGTCGTAGCCCCGAAGGCCGGCGGAAATCATCGGCTCCAGCGCGTAGCGGATGGCATCGATGTAGTGGTTATTCAGGTCCACCGGGATCGGCAGGATGTCGCCGGACAGGCGGTCGATCTTGTAGGAGTAAAGCCTTGCCTCCCGCGCCGTTTCTTCGCAGCGCGGGTGAATGATGATCTTGCGGTAGCTGCGCAGGTGCTGAATGCCGTCCTCAACACTGCCCTGGCGCTTCTTCACGCCGACAACGATGGGCAGGCCGTGGCGCTTCAGGAAGCTGATGCTTTCCGGCCTGGCGTTGTCCGCCCTGACGGTGTGCTCGGCGATGCCCGGGATGCGCTCTTTCAGGAACGCCGGCGTGTCGTCCAGCTCCAGGCCCGTTTTGCCGCCCTCGTATTCGATCCACAGGCATTCGTCGTGAATCCAGCAGCGCACCGCTGCGGTCGGGTCTTGGGCAAAGCCGAAGTCCAGCCCGTAATACGGGCCGTTCCACTGCTCACCCGGCGTGAATTCCTCAATTTCCCACTTGCCGGCGAGGATCTGGCTATCTGTCCGGGTAATGCACTCGCCCTCCCAGATGTGGGCGTAGTAGTCCGGATCGCGCCGCAGGTCGTTCTTGCGCTCTTCCTCCAGCTCAGCGGGGAACCACGGGTTGTCGCTGTGGTTGAGCTTGATGATCTTGCTGTTCGGCGGAGGATCGACCACGAACCGCTTGTTGGTCGGGCTGTCCTCGTTCTCCGGGTTCCAGGTGAGCCAGATTTCAGAGCCCGGCGCCCGGATGGTCGGGATCAGGTTCTTCCAGCTCTGCTCGGAAACCGTCTCCGCCTCTTCGACCCAGCAAATGTCCACGCCGCTGGTGGACTTGATCTGCTGGTAGTTGAGGCGCAGGCCCTTGAACAGATACTCCGTGCCGTTCTTGCCCCGGATGTAGCTTTCGCCGATCTCGTAATGCTCGGCAAGCCACGGATAACTGCGAATAGCCGCCGCCACCTCGGCGTGCACCGAGTCCTTGAGGCTGTTCTGAAGCTCCCTGGCGCACAGGATGCGAAGCGGCTCGGCGTACCCACGAATAGCGGTCATCAGCGCGAAGCCGAACGATTTGCCCGAGCCTCGGCCGCCATAGGCACCACGGTAGCGAGCCGGGCCGGCGAACACCGGTATCAGCTTGGGCGGAAGCTCAACCCTTGCCGTTGTCATTCGGGGCAACGATCTCGATACGGGTGGGCTGCGGCGTCATGGAGCCATCCGGGCTGCTGTGGTCGATCATCTGGCGCGGGCTGTGCTTTTTGGGTGACATGCGCTCAGCGCCCCACTTGAGGGCATCCAGAACGACGCGGGCAGCCTGGGCGTCAACCTCGCCCGAGATAACGGCATGACGCATATCCAGGGCTTCGTCGGCGTGCGCATAGCCGGCAGCCTCGCGCGCCACGTGATACTGCTCCGAAAAATCTTGATGCTTCCCATCCACAACCCACAGCAGGACAGTGGACAAGGCGGGCATCTTGGCGTCACGACACACTGAACGCAGGGACTCGCCGCCCGCCAAGCGGACACAGATGTCATCACCCAGTTTCTTGGTGTACTTCGACGGACGCCCAGCCATTACCAATACCCTCCACAGCCGCAATCCATGCTGTTCCAGCCGCGCTCGCGGTCCTCGACCTTCACCTGAACCGTGGCGGCACGGGTTTCGCCGTTACCGGTGGCGCGAACAACCAGGTCGTAGGTGCGGCAGGCTTGGCCGGCATCCAGGGTCACAGTGATGCGTGAGCCGTCCCGGCTGTGGCCGGTGACCGGCATGTCGCCCTGTACGGTGTAGCTGTCCACGGTGGGCAGCAGCAGGGAGAAGTCGAACACCAGCGGCAGCACGTCGCCCTGCTCTTTCGTCACCCGGGTGGGGCGCGCTTGGCCTCGGCTGTTTACGACTATGGTCCGCATTACTCATCCACCTGCACAGGCGGGCTCTTCTCGATGATGATGGCGTCCATCTTCGGGGCGAGGTCGGCCACCACGTTCAGTATTGCGAGCAGTGCGCCCACCACACCGAACGCCCACATGGCGCCTTTGAACAATGAGTAGATCTTTCCAACGGCCTGGCCCAGCTTGCTGAATCCCGCGTCCTGGGCCTTTTGCAGCTTGGACACCTCGCCGCGCAGGATCTCCACGCCTTCTTTGGCCTCGGCGGCGCTACGCTCAGCCAGAGCCATGCGCTCGCCCAATCGCTCACTCTCAAGCATCTTCAGGCGGTGGTCGTGGAGTGCATGGCCGCGTTCCAGCTCATTCACCCGCAGGGGGAAGCTGTCCATTTCGTTGGGTGCCTCATCTGTCATCCCGGGACGATCTCCACCATTGCCGCGCTATCCACGCAGCCACAAGCCAGAAAAGAAAAACGATAATCAGGGTCAGCGTCAGGGCGTACACGGTGGTGTACAGCCAGCGCTTCATTCTCGGATGGCCTCGATCAGGCCGTTATGCCGGGTGGCGCAGTCGTGATACTGGCTGGCCCACTCGGTCATGGTGCGCAGGACCGTGCCCGCCTCGCCGTTACCCAGGGTCGGGAGAGTCTCGGGGCAGCGGGTCATCAGATTCTCCTGGTACGGGCTCGCCTCGGGCGGCCGCGTTGATGAGCAGCCGGCCAGAGTCAGGCACGCACACATTGCGATAAACAGGATTCTGGATTTCACGGATCACCCCGCGATCAATGATGCGTTCGTTGGCCTTCAGATCGGCCAGACGGGTCTCCACCTTCTCGGCGATCTTGGATTCGCGCTCCATGGCGGCGGCGATGGCGGCCTGGGCGCCCCGCTCTTCGGCCAGGTCCCGGCTGTCTTCGTACCAGCCACGACCCACCCAGCCGCCGGCGGCGATTACCGCGACAACGGCCAACGCCACCGCGTATGGCCCGCCTTTCTGGAGCAGCACTGCCCAGCTCATTGATCGCCACCTCGGCCGCGCCAATCCCGATAGGCCTTCCAGGCACCAGCCAGAACAGCCGGCAGGCCGAACACGGCACCGAACGCGGTGGCCGTGCCCATCGGGATGTCCGGCGGGCTATCGCCGAATACGCGCCACGTAACCCAGGTGACCAACGTCAGGCCCCAGATCACCAGTCCCAGCGTTACCAGGGCATTCTCGGACAGGAACCGATACAGCCGGCTCACGTCAGTAGCTCCAGATCCAGGGCCGGGGGCGGCCCGCTTCGCTGGGAAGATCGTCCAAATGAATGAACCGGCTGCCGCCTTTCTGGCTCACACCGAACCCGGTGAAGCCCAGCGCCAGAGCCAGCTCGACCACCTGCAGGGCATCACCACCGCGTACTGCAATGTCCGCCGCCCGGCCGCTGGCATGAGCGCCCGGCGAGGCTTTGCGGGCCTCAATGGGGTGCGACGGGGCGCGGTAACCGCTGGTGATGACCATCGGCTTGCCGTACTGCGTGCGCAGCGATTGCAGGCGGTCCATGAACGCGGGGTCCATGCCGTTCTTGCCCGTGTGCGAGCACCGGAATTCCCCGGCTGAGAAATTCGGCCAGCGGCTCCAGTCCATCGCACACCTCAAACAAAACGCCCTGGCGACCGGGTGACTCCCAGTCCGTAGGGCAGAAATAGAAAGACCCGCACGGGGCGGGTCTCGGGGATGGCCGGGTCAGGGGTTCCGGCGTGGTTCAGAGCCAATCTGTGACTCTGCCAATTAGGGTACTTTTCCTACGGTCATTCGCACTACGGTCAGTTATGCGCTTTCTTTTTGCCGTAGCGCCATAATTTCCTCGCACACCTCCCGGGGCTGGCGCAGCGCATCGCGCTCCCACTGGTTGAGGATTCGGCCCATCTGTTCGTACCAATACCGCCACTTCCGGCCGGGCTTGTACCAGTTGCTCTGGTCGACGCCGAGCATCTGGCAGACCATCTCCACACTGAAAGGGCCGTTACGCGCCTGAGCTTGATAATCGAACACCGCGACTTCGGCCATCGCCTTGGCTTTGCGCAGCGTGTGGTCCCGGTTGATGTCCTTGCCGCAGCGCCGAAGAAACTCACCCCAAAGGCAGGCCCGGATCACATCGAAGGATCGCGTCTCCCACTCCGGGGCGTAGCACATCAGCAGCAGATCCCCGAGCGGCCGGGGCTGGTTCTCCACCGCCGCCATGACCTTTCCCGCCCAGACATTCTTGGCCATGCCGTAGATGCGGCCAGATAGGGCATTCCCGCCGCTGCCCTCGCGCTGCATTTTGAAAATCGCGTATGCGTCATGGATTTCGCGCTTCACGTCCGCCATATCACCGCCCTCTCGCCTCGAAAATGCCCTGACAGTCCACGCAGCGGGTGATCCCGCCCAGTGCCCGCCGCCGCTCCGGTATTTCGTCGTCACAGTCCGCGCAGTGGGTCTCGGACGGGGTGACGGGTCCGCCACGACCGGCAAGAGCCTGCGCCATGCGCTCCTCGATCAATTCACCGGCTCGGTCTGCTGTGTCAGCCATTTGCCTGCCTCCCCACGTATCGCCCCGGCGGCGCCGTCAGCCACCATTCGGTTTGCCGGCCCTC